AGTGGGTAAACGATGGTATAAAAATATTGATTCTACAGAATGCGTTTGTTGTTATCCTGGACAAGAACCTGTGGGTTGGATTCCAGGAATGGTGAAAAAGAAATTGGAGATTATATCATGAAAGAATCACTCTGGGTCGAAATTTACAGACCAAAAACTGTAGAGGAATGTATCCTACCTGAAGAACTGAAGAAAACATTTCAGTCGTATGTGGATCGAAAAGAAGTTCCACATCTATTGCTGTGTGGTGGGGCAGGAACAGGTAAAACAACAGTTGCACGAGCAATCTGTGAAGAAATTGGATGCGATTATCTTCTTATAAATGGATCTGACGAAAATGGTATCGACACATTCAGAATGAAGATAAAGAACTATGCGAGTGCGATGTCTTTTTCTGGTGGTAAAAAAGTTATTATTATTGATGAAGCAGACGGGTTGAACCCCAATAGCGTTCAACCAGCAATGCGTGCAGCGATGGAAGAGTTTGCTCATAACTGTACGTTCATCATGACTTGTAATTACAAGAATCGTATCATTGAGCCGCTGCATTCACGATGCGCTGTGATTGAATTCAAACTTCGCAAAGAAGATCGTCCGAAGATGGCTGCAGCGTTCATGCGTCGTGCTGCTGAAATTCTAGCGAATGAAAAGATTCCTTATGACAAGGCAGTGCTCGTTGAAGTTGTCAAGAAACACTTTCCTGACTATCGCCGAGTACTGAATGAACTGCAGCGTTATTCGGTCAGCGGTAAGATTGATGCTGGTATTCTTACAACCATTGCTGATGTTTCACTCAATGATCTAGTGACTTCACTCAAGGATCAAAACTTCAGTGCGATGCGCAAGTGGGTTGCGGACTTTGGTGGTGATGATCCTGCAAAGATCTATCGTAAGATCTATGATAGTCTGTATGATATCATGGATAAGTCTACGATTCCAAACGCAGTCGTTATTCTAGCAAAGTATCAATACCAGGCTGCATTTGTTGCCGATCAGGAACTGAATCTCACCGCATGTTTGACCGAAATGATGGTTGAGTGCAAGTTCAATGGCTGACCTATTCAAAGAGATCATTCCGTCTATCCTGCAGACGAAAGAATATGCTCTCCTGACCGAACAGGACGAGAAGTCATATTCAGCGTTTATGGTCAATCGTGCTTTATCGTATCACCGCGATACGGTCCTTTTGGCTAATGAAATGAACCGATACTCGACCCTTGACAATAAACTCAAGTATGACTTTCTTATAAATATTGTAAGAGCCTCTAAGCGTCCATACAGTAAATGGCACAAAAAGGCTTCTAGCAGTGATTTGATTGCTGTCAAGGAATATTATGGCTACTCCGATGCGAAAGCCGAGGAAGCATTAAAAATTCTATCTGATACTCAAATCACCGAGATAAAAAAACAATTATACAAGGGTGATTGAGATGATTGATAAATTAGTAGAAGTTACATTATCCAAGCAGGATGACTTCCTTAAAGTCCGCGAGACGCTCACTCGTATCGGCGTCGCAGCCAAAAACGAAAACATTCTTTACCAGTCTTGCCATATCCTCCATAAACAAGGAAAGTATTATATCGTCCACTTCAAGGAACTCTTTGAACTGGATGGTAAGCCAAGCAATATGTCAGACAACGACGTCCAGCGCCGAAATACCATCGCCAATCTAATGGCTGAGTGGGGATTGGTGACGTTGGTGAATCCAGAAAAGACCAAGGACAATGTTGCGCCATTGAGCCAGATCAAGATCCTTCCGTTCAAGGAAAAGGCTGATTGGCAGTTGGTGTCCAAGTATACAATCGGGAAGAAAAAGAAAGAGGCATAATTTATGATTCAATTGGGTATGTATCGAATGAGTGATGATGTGATTGTTCCGAGTTATGGAACTTCAATGTCAACTTGTTTTGATTTGAGTTTTTTCCCACTAGATGCAACGGTCAAGGGCTACGATCAACATAATAATCCGATTTCACAATACGTCAATGGTCATGGTGAGATTTCCATTTATCCTGGCGATCGCCTTTTGATCCCGACTGGAATTATTCTCAAGGTTCTACGAAACATGACCATTGAGACGTATTCTGATATTTCTAGGCATGATGTTCCTTTGAAGCACTATAGCATTCGCTTGCATGCGCGCTCTGGGCTTGCTCTCAAGAAGGGATTGGTTCTAGCCAATTCTGAAGGCGTGGTTGACGTTGACTATCAAGAACAGATTTTTGTCATTCTCACAAACATTTCGTCCATGGGAACAGTGTTGAAGAAAGGCGATCGAATTGCTCAGGCTGAAGTGGTTTGCAATGAGCCATTTGAGTTTGTAGAGTTTGGAGTTGCTCCAGAGAAATATTCCGAAAGAGAAGGTGGATTTGGCTCCACTGGTGTCTCTGTCTGATATAAATAGAAGTGGAATGCCCGATTGGGGTTCCATAACTATAAACTTGCTTATTTAAGGAGTAAACAAAATGACAAATCTAAACGCACTATCATCTGTAAATTATGAGCGTTATCTTCCATCCCTTCTCGGATTCGAAAGCGCATTCGCCGCACTCGATAACGCCTCTCATCTACTAACGTCTGGCGCTTCTGCTTTTCCACCTGTGAACGTCGTCAAGAAAGACGAATATAATTTTGTGGTTGAACTTGCAGTTGCTGGATACAAACTAGATGAAATTGACATTACTGCAGAAAAGAACTCACTCAAAGTGTCTGGTAAGAAAACAGAAACCGATGATCGTCAATATCTTGTAAAGGGTATTGCTGGTCGTTCATTCTCACGCCAGTTTGTTCTTTCTGATACAGTAGTCGTTCGTGGTGCTGAACTTGCTGATGGCATTCTTTCTATTCAATTAGAGAACGTCATTCCTGAAGAACAGAAACCTCGTAAGATTTCAATTCAAAAGCCTGCGCTAATTACAGCAAAGGAATAACTGAGTAAACTATATTATGAATTATGATGAACTCTCGTGGGATGAATTGTTTATCTTACAGGCTGCTCTGATTTCTCAGAAAAGCAAGGATCCGTCGACAAAGGTGGGGTGTGTAATCGTCAATGATGATAACGTCATCTTGTCGACGGGTTTTAATGGCTTTCCTCGTGGCATCGAAGAAGATTGGAAAGATCGCTGGAAGCGCCCAGAAAAGTATCACTGGGTAGAGCACGCTGAACGTAACGCAATCTTCAATGCCGCTCGCGTTGGAGTTTCTCTCAACAACTCCCGCGCATATCTAAACTGGGAACCGAAACCCTGCGCTGATTGCACACGCGCATTGATTCAGGCTGGCATCAAGGAAGTCATCGGACCAAACCGAAAGTTTACTGGGGCTGGTGCAGGTAAGCATTACTCGATCGACCACGCCGAAACCATGCTCCGCGAGGCAGGAGTTAAGATACGTTATTATGATGTAAACATGCCGTTAGAACCATAGGTGATATATGAAAGGTGAATGGTGTTATTGGAACTATGCGTTTACTGTAGAAGAATGTAATCAAATTATAGAACTTTGTAAAAATCTACCAGAACAGTTGGCAACTATAGGAATAAATTCGCAGATACCGCAAGATCTACAAAAATTGACTGATGCATATAGGAAAAGTATTGTAAGATGGATTGATAATACAACAAATCCTGAGTTTGATTGGGTGTATGATAAAATTTGGAATGTGACAAATAGAACCAATAGAGACTGGTTTCACTTTAATATAACAACTCTACCGCCTATGCAATTTACTGAATATGATGAAAATTATAAAGGTGAATATAAAATGCATCAGGACGTATTTTGGTTAACAAATACTAATAGGCACCGCAAACTATCAACTATAATTCAGCTAACAGATGAATCGAGTTATGTTGGAGGCGATCTAAAATTTCATCAGTTAACTGGATCACTTCCTACAGAACAAGATTATGCAAATATGAGAAAAATCGGAACAGCAATCACCTTCCCGTCATTTATAAATCACCAACTAGAACCTGTGACCAAAGGAACAAGATATAGCCTAGTTGCTTGGTTCGAAGGACCGAAGTTCCAATAGAGCCATATTGGGCTTCTCTACCCCAAACCCTATACCCTATCCCTACCCGAAAACCGACCCGCTGCAAACCGATTGCAGGAGGTTTTACACACTTTGTGCAAGTTATTGATTCTATTAGAGTTTTTACTATTGTGTTTTTTCGTTCTATAGGCTATAATTGTCTTATGAAATATGAAAACGCTGTGAAAATTGGTGACGTGGTCAAGTCCCTGGACTTCGTTGGTATCAATGACTGCTACTATGTCGGTCTCGTTGTGGGCGTCAGCAAGATGGACGGTACGTTCCGCGCCAAGACCATCAAGCGTGTGTGGCGCGGTGAGGTAGATTATAAGAAAATCTACAATGACTTCTTCGTTGCTCCGCTTCCTGGCAATCATCTTCTGGATGATCTGGAAGAAAATATTCGCGACCCTCGCATTCAGGTGGTTGCGTAAGTTATTGATTCTTAACGGTTTTTTACTATTGAGTTTTTTCGCTCTGTAGGCTATAATATTCTTATGAAAATCGAAAACACCCCATATTACGAAATGTTCTCTGACGGCGGCAATGCTGCGGTTCATGAGGTTGTCGAAATTGCTCGGCTCCACGAAATTCCTTGGAATCAGGTTCAGCGAATGTTGAACGATCTTAGCAAAATCGAAATCTACAGCGAAGCGTCTGATACCGCAGTTCGCGAGGCAGTTTACTTTGCTCTTTTTGCGGAGGTTGCGTAATGAATTACACCGTTCTGTATTCTACTTTTCGCCGTCGGTCTGCCGAGCAGTATATGTCCGAGCGCAACATTCCCAACAGTGTGCTTTGGCTTAACGGCTCAGGCGAATGGCAAGTTCGCGTCTATTCGGAGTAACATAAATGCCCAAGAAGATTGCAGTAAATCTAAACGAAATCGGCAATTCCTGCTACGCAGTATTGTGTCCGAGCGTTGGGTATCTTAAGATTGTGTGGGAGCAAGTTCAATTCGAAAAGAACATACCAAGAGCGAGCGGCATCTTCAATACTGAAGCGGAGGCGCAAGTTGCTTTGACAAATGCAATTGAAAACGCCGACAAAGAATATAAAAAAGAACTCGAGAACGAAGAGCGCGACAAGCGATTTGGTCGTTGGGTTCCTGGACTTTCTTTTGTAAAACGAAGCAAGGAAACACTCGATAATGCCAAGAGGGCGATAATCGTGAAGATTGGTGTAACAGCAGTTTCTTGATGAGGGATGGTAGAATGAAAAAGCATACCGAAACGATTCTTTCTGAAGCAATTGATCTTGTGAGTGGCGTTGATCATGTTCTTTGTAATACGCAGACACATTTTCAACTTAACTCTAAAAATTGTTACGATTTCGCGGAACGTCTTGAGCGTGCACGAAATCTTCTACTGGTGATTGGTGATCGCAAGCATCAAGATGAGTTGAACAAAATTTCCATGCCTGAAGGAGTACCGTTCTAATGGGGTACTATAAAAATTTAGAATTTGATGTCATTCAAATGTACAAGGAAGATGGTCTACGCGAAGTTGAGATCGCAAAGGTCACTGGTCTTTCGTTGACACAGATTCACGAGGTTCTCTCAGCGTATGAGCGCCGAGAGATGGATTATGATGAGTCCGATGAGATCGTCAGTTACGACGATCTCTCATTTGAACCCTCGGAGCCTGAAGATTATGAATAATGAAGTTGTATATCACCTGAAGGCACTTCGCGATCTTGGTTTTGCTGTTGTTGCTTTCACGCCTGAAGAATTGCGTGGTGCGGAGCCTGATCATGTTGAAGATCGTCTAATCGAAATTGGCTGGGATGTGATTGACGCTTTGGCAACTGAACATCCGCATGAGCCTCATCAAATGCATTTTGATGGAGCACACTACTAATGCGTGACGCATACGATGCTGTTGTTTGGTTTGCTGCGGGATTTGTTTTTGCTTCTGTCCTGTGGTTTGTTTTTATTGAGTTTGGAGTTTAATTCATATGGAACTTTTTCTTTTTGGGTTTTTCATTTTTCTAATTGTAGTATTTGCAATTATTCATCTTGTTGTTGATATTATTTCGTTTCTTTGGGTTTGGTCGATTCCCATTTTGTTGTTTTTAATTTTTGTTCTTTAAGAGGGTTATAATTATGACTGATCCACTTATTGCTTTTGCTCTTGGTTTTCTCATGGGTCTTGTGCTTGGCGTTCTGATTACGATTCGTCTTCCGAGGGTCTAAAATGACAGTCACCTATCGCAGTTCAGTTCTTGCGCCGAAGCCGCGAGTAACTTTTGATCCTAGCAATAACAAGCACATGCTTGATTTTGCTCGGTTTGTCAAGTATAATAACTGGAAGAATGGTTGCGCATATTATCTTGAAGATCCATATGGTGATATTCCTTCGATGATCCGCGCAAAAATTGCTGACTACACTCTTTCTAAACTTGTAGAGAAGGTCTAATGCTTGTATATTGTGCCTCGCGCTTCAAGCCCAAGAAGAAGCGCAAGCCCAAGGGTGTGATTGCGCAGAAGTATCGCACTTCTAGCGCAATTCTTGGCGTTGAGAAACTGCCTTCGCTTTCCTACGGTCCTCGTGCTGGTGCTGATTCTGCTCGCAGCATTTCTTCTCTCAAGACAGAAGCATCATACACTGAGAAACGCGAAAGTCTCAAATACACTGGCACGTTGGTCAAGGGTATTGCCACAATGCATAAGAGCAACGCTGTTCCTGTGATTGACGAAGAGCAGATGAAAGATATTTCACGGATGCGTCGAGGTTGATGTGAAAAATATTCTTGCGCATGTGTTGTATTATTTGGGTCACTTTGTCAGCAAGTTTCTTACAATTACAAGAGGTTATGCTTATCCTCTTTACTGTAAGTTAATGTTGTGGAGTTTTGATCTGGATACACAAGGTAAAATTTGGAAAAGATGATATGAATATGTTTATCAAGACTCCTGAAGATGGTTTTCATTTTAGCAGTGATGGAATTGCTATTATTGAGAAACAATATGGCGCCAAGTACATGGGATACTGGGCAATCCTACGGAAGTCTGGTTGGTCAGACACACCTGTTGATGTTTTCTATCAACCGAATGCCGATGCGAGCAAAGGTCATTCAAACTACTTTGGAATGTTTCGTCCCTACAAAGGACAAGTAATGATCACTGATGCTGCAAGTGCATTCAGCGAACCGATCACTGGTTTATTGACTGATGATGGTGAGGTGATTGTCAGTCGCTATCGTCATGATTGTGTTGTCAAAGGACAATACATGATTGATGGTGGTCGTGATTATTTGCGAACCAGTGGTAATGCTGATAGTGCGCTAGTGAAAATTACTGTTGTGAATGGTGAATTCGTTTTTGATGAATACAAGTCGCAATCACAGGATCAACCGATTGGTGAGGCGTTGCGCGAGGTGTTGACTATTGACGCCAAAAACCAAAATGTCGGTTTGTTTGTTGAGCCTCCCAATAAGAAACTTGAAGTAGTATCGAAACAGGAGCAACCGAAATGACAACTTTACGAGAAGCCGCACAGCAGGCGTTGGAGGCGTTACAGGCTCATGGTAGCCACGCTCCAAACTGTGATTATCTTGTGCTGCTGACATCATTGCCTCCGCAACGCAAACCGTGTTCGTGTGGGCTTGGTGCCAACATCACTGCCCTCCGCGCCGCGCTGGCAGAGCCAAACCACGACTACGAGCGTGGGTTCGTTGGTGGCATGAGTGAGCAAGTACGGCGCGACGTAGAAAGGGACGTAATGGCATCGCTTGAACGCTTCTACGCTATTGCCGTAACAACCGAGCGGGAGGCGTGTGCGAAGGTGTGCGAGGAAACCCGCTTTCCAGACAGTTACACAGCCATACGATGCGCCGCCGCGATTCGGGCAAGAGGCGAACAGAAGCAGCCGTGATGAGAAAGTTTAATGTATCGTGGGTGAAGCAATGGTCTTTTGGATCAACTGTACGATTCAACAATGGCAATCCTTATCGTGATATTCGCATCGGACCAATCATGATTCGATATTTTTGGAGTTAAAAAATTAGATTTTCAAAAGAAATAATTTGGCATTTCACCTGCGACCAATGTAAGAATTGGTGGAGCATTGCAGCATCTGATGATTGGCAACCGAAGAAACTTTTTTGCCCGCACTGTGGGCATGAACATCATTATGGAGTTGAGTGATGCCTATTCGTTACAGCACCAACTGGATGGGACCAATCAATATGGATTGGATAGAAAAGAACGGCAGTGATTGGGCTGGCGGTCGAATTGACATGCACGGCGGTGATTGGAGTTACCCAGAAGAAATTGGTTTGCCCATGATGAAGCAAGAAGATTTTAACAAATTCAGTAACTGGCTGGATACTATTGAGACTGATGATGTGTGGACATTACAGCAATTGGTTGAACAATACGAAAAAACAAATTCGAAAATCGTTTGGCATACAACACCAAAGTGGGAGATGGACAAATGAACAAGAAGATTACAGTTGAACTTGATTGGGATACAATTGACAAGATTACAACTTGTTCGATGAAAAGTCTTGTTGAGAGTCTTGAAGACGATCTCGAAAAACGCAAGGCTGGAATTGGCATGGCAATCTTTGATAAAAATAAAAAGAAAGACATTGCTGAGATTCAGCGACACATTGATGCATTCAAGACTGTGTTGAAGTATTATGGAGAAGATAGATGAGTGAAGTAAAAGCATGTCGTGAAAAAGAATGGTGGGAACACTATCCGCTACACAAGTGGTGGTGCAATGATCTCTGTCCGTTAGTTCCAAGGTTTCATTATTGGGAAGGCGATGAGTATAATGCTAACAAATTCAGCACTCATTGGTTGTTCTTTCATGTTTGGTCGTTGGAGAATTTCTCTTTTGGCGTAGATGCTGAAATCTCTTTTAATGAAGTTTATGTCGGAGCACACGTGCCTTATCTCAGAATTACTATTGGCATTCGAAGTTATTATACTGGATGGACTTGGAAGTTGACGCGATTCTTTCAGCGAAAGCCAGCAATGATGAAGGATCCAGATTATGAGTGAAGAAGAATACGATGTTGTTCTTGATGTGCTGCAAAAGCATCATGACAAACTTTGGGAAATGACGAAACGAAACATGGAATCTGAGTTTCTTGGAATGGGCATCATGGATGACATTCGATTACAACAAATGGCTGAAATCAAGGAAGCGATTCGTTGGTGGAAGGAACGAAAGGAGATGCTTGGGAAATGAAAGCAAAAGAATATAATCTAATTGCTCAGTGTGTTGAGACTGGCGTAATGGTTGGCTGGAATCGGGCACATGAACACACCGAAACCCCAGAGCCGTATTATATCCACAAACATATTCAAGAAGCAGTATTAAATCAGATTTGTCATTGGTTTGACTTTGAGGAAGTGAAAGAATGACACTTATAGAAACATTTGTTCTTGCGACAATCGCATTGACAGCGATATCATCCGTTTACCTGTTCGTCTATCGCAAGGATCAGTTTATCCTTTATTCGTTCACTTGGACATACCTTTGGATGACCTTGACTTTTGCTATTAATTCACTTATAATACCCTTTGGCGTTGCTCTTTATATCTTGGAGAAATTTGTATGAACAACGAATTTGATGATATTGATGACAAGTATGGTTTTGTCAAGAGTTCCTATGATCAGTTTGATTTTGAACAACAGATTATGGAATGCTGGCGCGTGACCAATGATCTTGAAGCCGTGTCTGAATACGTTATGGAAACCGATTCAAGTTTGCCTGAGTACAAGGACACCGTTGCTAACATGCTGATTGGTCTAGAAGCACTATATAATACAAAGTTCGACAAATTGTTCCGCATGTTTGAATTGCAGAACCGCGAACGCTATGACTTGATGCGACGACTAAAGGATTTAGAACAGTGAAGATTAGTATTGGCAATTATCCCAAAGATCCGAAAAAGACTCAAAAGAAGTCTATTCAGATTGACCCATGGGATACTTGGAACATGGCGCATACCCTTGCTGACATCATTCATCCGATGCTCAAGCAGTTGAAGAAAACGCAAATGGGCGCACCCTACACCGAAGATGAAGATGTTCCTGAGCATCTTCGTTCTACTGCAGCCAAGCCAAAGAAGAACGAATGGGACACCGATGAATTTCACTTCAAGCGTTGGA